GTTGCCGCTTCGCTTGTCCAACCTTATGGTTATTCGCAAGTGATTGATCTCAAGGATTCCAATGTCTTTGAGTTTGTTGTGCCCTACATGGTTCCTATTCCTTACCTTGATTTTTATAGCTCCTCAGGGTCATTGTCCTTAGTGTGTATAGATCCCCTTATTGCTCCAGCTTCTGTAGTGTCGGCAGTCCCCTTCCTTGTTGAGGTTGCCGGTGGGGATGATTTTGAACTAGCTGATTATTCAGGAATACTTTTAATAACTCACCCACGTGGAACTGTATATACCCAGTCCCAGGATTTAGTACCGTCAGATACACCCGCTGCAGATTTCCAATTGGAGTCGACGACCACGACTCCTTGTGAAGACACAATGGGTGAGTGTATAGCCTCGCTCAAACAGGTTATTATGTTACCTGTTTATACTAGTGCAGCTGCTACTGATAATTCGCTGAATTGGGGCGCTGTTATCCCACCGTGGTGGGTTAGTACGTTTCAGTCTTCAGCCGGAACTTTGACAACACCACTTAGCGCGACCCTGAATTATGTAGGTGCAGCATATACTCCATCTTTTGTAGCTTCTATGTACGCCTTTGTAAGAGGGAGTACTGATTTCCATGCTTACCCACTTACCACCAATACACCTCATTTTGTGGAACAACGTGCGCAAGCAGCTGTTTACAATACCGCTGTTGTTAAAGGATATTCAGGGCGTTGGGCTCAGTCTTGTACTGCCAAGATTTTGGCTTTAAAAGATCAGCCTTTACACGCTCGTCTTCCTTCATTTCAAAGAGTTGTCCGAGTTCCGGCTTGGGCCTTTAACGGACAATTTGCCTCCTTAGGGAGGGTGTTTAATAACACTAATAATCCTGGTATTTTGGCGCACGGCTATTGGTTGTCGCATTTTTATAGATATGTGGTGACTGCTAGGTCCACGATCGGGGATCGAGTGTTAATGAGCTGCTGTGCGGGAGAAGATGCGATGTGTTCCGGTTTCTTAGGACCGGAACCTGCATTGATAGCCAATTCTTTGCAGACCACTGCGGTGTTGCAGGATGCTAACTGGGTGAATGCCAGTTGAGGTCCTTAGTTAAGTGTGTTTGGTC